CTTTACGGTCGTTGGACTCGGTTGGGCTAATGCCAAAAGGCAAGCTCAAACGAAGTCCGCGGCCAGCATTGTCACGCAGTGGCCACCCACATCTACATGTGAAGTGTCCAAAACTACGTCCGCAAATAAGTCGATCACATCGTGGCCGGTCAGGCCATACCTGTGGTAGCAAAAGCCATGGAATTCATCGTGGGTAGCCACTCGTTCCACAACTATTTTGTCACGAATGCCAGCGAGGGTAACCCCGGCAGCACGCGCATTCCAGCTAACATAGGCATCGGCATCCCGAAATGCATGTTTGCCGTCAGAGGCGACAAACTTCCACTCATGAGAAAACCTGTCCAAAAACAGATCTCTCAAGGGTGGCACAAAACGGAACTCATAAGCATAACCGACCGCTTTTCCTGCGAAATAGGCATGGTCGCTGAGCTGTTGGTTCAAATTAGCACGCATGTTAAACTTGGCCAAATTCTTGCCTAACAAGGGCACAGTGAAGTGGAACCCAGAATAGGAAGGAATGAAGCACTTGCTCAAAAAGGAACAGGAAACGAGGTGACTGTGCCTAGACACAGTAGCCTCCATCCTTGCCTCCTTTGCGAGAGAAACATACGTCTTACAAGCATAACGCTTGAGACCAACAACACGAGCTAACATGTCATCTCCCAAAATCAACGCGCGACAGGATACAGCCTTAGTCTCATGAAGAAAACAACGCAAAACGGCCATGTTCCAGAAGCAATTCCTGAAAGTAGTGTCAGTGGCACCAGTAGGTAACTGGTGTTCAAGCACGGCCCGAACGGCATGCTTGCGATTTTCGACAACAAACTTATCAGTTTTGGCGTGCAAGCGAAGAAACCATTCAGGACACCCCAAACGGCGCATCAACATAATTTCCAAAGCTTGCACATCAGCACACTGCAACATGTCATTCTTACTAAAGTCACTCTCAATGAACTCGCCCTGTTGTTTATCCACAAAAGGAACATACTGTTCAGGGGTTTTCTTGTAGGCCAATTTATACTTGAAATCGCCTGAAACGCCCTCACAAAGGCGATCAAGCAACCCAAGCAAGTGATTAAAAACCGGGCCAGACACGGCGTTATACAAGTCAGTACCCTTGTATATCACACGAGGAGCCCAGTTAGGCTTATGGCCCACTAACAACGCTTCAGTCTTGACAAAAACCTCCTTACGACTATAGTCCTTGACATTGGACGTACAAAAGGTGTCCAAGGCGGCGATCATGCGAGCCTGCTTTTCATTGCCAAACTTAGAATTCCAAGCATCAAACATAGACTGATGCCACTCAAATCTGACAAGAGCTTTAGGTGCTAGCTCGTTAACAAGGTGGATGGTTGACGATATGATCCTGGGCGTAACCCTACCAGGGTCATGATAATTGCACCTTTTCCTGAAAGCCGCCAAGAAATTATGGTATCCATTATCGGGCACGACGGGATGAAAATCTTTGAGCAAAGGCCCGCCTTGCCGCACCATTGCG